TCATTAATCTCTTTAGTTTTATTATTGATAATGTAATCAACAACTTTATCAGTAGCCTCAAGGATTGCATCTAAAGTGTTTGCTTTTCTATCAGTAAATACTAATGTAGTAATTGCCTCGTGTAAATCTTTCTTATCATAATCAGCATCAAATTCCCAAACTATATCATTGAATAATTTAGCGTTTGATTCGATGATTGATTGCTTAGGGTATTTTGATAGTAAAGCTATTGACTCCTTTACATACTCTGTAGCTTTAGCTCTATCAGTCTCAACTTTATTCTCAATGTTATTGAAAATTAAAAATTGCTCTTTAAGAATTTCATCACTCTTAATTGTTTTAATGTATTTTTTAAATACTGATTTATTCTCATCTTTTTTAGATGTGATTGACTCAACTAAGATTGTATTATAAGTATTCTTAATCTTACCAAAATTTTTTACGTTTTTATTCATGGTTTTAATTTAATTATAAATATTATTAGAATATGTTAAAGGATTAATCCTTTAACATATTATCTATATCGTTAATCATTCCGTTTATATCTTCATTGATTTTAAGTGATTTATCATATATTGCAACTCTTTCATTAATGATAGTTTCTTTATGCTCTATATTATCAATTAATCGATTTACATACATTTTACTGTATTTATCTTTTCTTTGATTCAATTCCTTAGTATTCTCAGTCAATAATTGGTTAGTTTTCTTAATTTGTTCAGCTAACGTTTCTTCTGGTGCCGCTTCTGGAGTTTCAGCTGGTGCTTCTTCACCACCTTCTGGTACTGGTTCCCCACCTTCTGGTTCACCACCTTCTGGCGCACCTAAGTCACTTCCAAGTCCACCACCGATAGAGCCGCCACCGCCTCCACCGAATCCACCGCCTCCAGTATCTCCACCACCTTCACCAGCACTAGCACCAGCAATTGCAGCATTAATATCACCGTAGATACCATCAACTTCATCAAACATACCAGTATGTTTAATTACTGCCGATGTATTCTCAATCTCAGCAGCTGCTGCTTTCTCTAATCTTTGTTCTAAGAAATCTTTCTTAATTTCTTCATCAGACCATCCTAAAATATCTCTTCTAGCTCTAGTCATAGACATACCCATGAATCCATTACCAGCTTCAGATACTGCATCTTTATACAATGTCATTTTAGCTTGTAATTGTTCAATCTCTAACATCTTAGCTTGAGTGGATGGGTTATTTAACGATAAGTTAAAATTAGAAATCTCATCCTCAAATCCTAACATATATAAATGGATAATTGCTATCTTATTTAACTCAACAATCATTGCTTGTTGGATTCTATTAATAGTTCTTGAGAAACGAATATCTTGCATAGCTAAGTTCTTACCATCACCAGTAGCTTCCTCAAAACCTAAGAAAGTTTTAGGCACACGTAACGCAGTAAATAATTTTCTTTGTAAGTATTGAATATCAGCAATCTGGTCCAAGTTAGATGCACCTTGTAATGTATCGATTGGTGTAGCAGCATTTTCATCCCTTACTGGAATAAAATAATCTTGGTCATTAGCTAATTGGTTATATCTTAAATCAATCTGACCAGTCTGTGGGTCAATAACTGGTTTTCTTTTAAACCTATTTGCAATATCATCAACATATTGTGGAACATCTTGTTCATCGATATTACCAACAAAAATCTTATATACACGTCTTTCTGGTGCTCTAGTTACACGATATACTAACATTGCATCTTCTGATAACTGTAATTGTTTCCAAATACGTCTAGCCTTCTCTAATACTGATGTACCGTATGGTAAACGTCTATCATCACCTAATAATCTAAAGTGAGCAATTTGCCATGAATTGAATTCCATATCACGACCTCTCCACATAAATTTAACTTTAGCATCTTCACCTTCGTTATTAACGGTCCATTCTCCACTATATTGATTTTGAACAATATCACCCTCTCTTCTTTCAATTTCAAAGTTAGGTAATTGTCTAGCACCGATAATACCTTTCTTATCATCAATGTTCAATAATAAGAAGTTATCACCATATTTACATATATTTCTAGTCCACATTGGTAAACTAGCATGTAAATCTAATCTATTGAAGAATAAATCCTCTAGGATACCTTGAATACGTTTACTATCAGAATAAACATTTAATACTCTACCTTTATTATTAACTGTTGTTGATTCTTCCATCATAATATCCAATGCCGCAGCAATCTCTGGATAAAATTCCATGGATTCAAAATCAGCATATGAACCAATACGAGTTGTTTCATAATGCATTGAATGTTGAATTAATTCATTCTCAGTTTTTCTCCAAACACCACCTAAGAATTTAGTTTGTTGTGCTTGTAATTTAGCCGCTTCATATTCCTCTTTAGATTGTGTTTTAAGTAACACATCATTACCAATAGAATATTTGTTAACGGTTTGATTTACTTTAGTTAAATCAACACCACTAGCATCGAATATTGTATTAAGTCTCTGGAATACGGTTTTTTTAGTATCTGCCATATTTTTTTTATTATAATTATAATTAAATCTTTGAAAATTTAAATAGTTATTCTACGTAATCACACACTACATAAGGTATTCTTTTATCTGGTCCGTTTGTGAATAATAACTCATAAGCATACGTTACGTTATAATCTTCACTTAAACTACAACCAACACCAGATTGATTACCACTAGTACCAACCTTTGTAATAGTTCTTTCATTATCACCTACAGTAAATGAATACAATTCAGCTGCACCGCTTCTAACTGATATCGATGGTTTCCCATAAAAAGTTTTTGCCATAATTATTTGTTTTTATCTCATTCCTGAAAATAACCACATATAATCTCCATTAGGGTCTTGTACATTTCTATACGCAGAATGATTAGGATTAATCTTAGTTACTTTCTTATTAGTTATTGGGTCTATGGTTGTTATAGTTGAAGTACTTCCATCAGAACTACCCACAGTCCATCCAGCTAAAATAGCTTTAGTCTGTTCTTTTGCTTTCTTTAAACTTTTAAATGATGATTCCAATATCCATAAAGCCATACCAAGACTCATCAAACAATCATCATGATAACCTTCCATATGGTCAGGTCTACCATTTTTATAGATATATGTTTTCATCTCATGGATTAATCGTATTGAATTAATCTTAATAGTATTAGTTCTGATAGCTATCTCTAAATTTGATATTAGCTGTAACCTACAACCGTTAATATTAAATCCAACTACTTTATTATCTTTAGTTTTCTCGTCATAATATAAATTAGGATATTTCAATTCAACTAATTTACTTGTCGTAGTATTTCCTACACCGATATTATCCACAATCAAAAACGCATCATATTTTAAACCATATATATTTAACACTTCTGCAAAATTATCTGGTGGTATTTTACCTTGGAACTCAACAACTTGTTCCATTGTTGTAAAATCTATAATCTGGAAACACGAATAATCGGCCCCATCGCCTCTAGCAATGTCAGCCGCCATTATATATTCATGACCTTCAATAGGTTCAGACCAAATCCATATTAAACCACTATTACCATCATAATATGTTTTATCAACATACTTTGGTTCAGTTACATTATTCTTCTCATGGAAATCGATATATTCATCATCTATTACGTTACCCCCAGAACCTAAGAAAGATACATCTAACTCTTGCGCAATCTTCTTCTTATCGTTATTCATGTTCTTACACATGTTTATATACCAAGAAGAGGCTGGCTTCCAACCATCTTTTATTCTTTTAGCGTATGAGTCAAGTTTAAATTCGTATTCTTTAACGGTTTCGTCATTTTTGGTCCAACTTAAATCTTTATTGTACCTAGGGTCTTCATACCATTTTAATTCTATAATATTATATGTGTTCTCACCCCTCTTAGCTTGTTCATAAGTTTTATAATACAATGGGTCATAACCATTTGGTGTTGAAATTAATATCGCTCTACCCCCAGTACCTAACGATGTTACAGCCGCTGCATATAAATCAGCACCTCTATCGATAAAGGCTGCCTCATCAAAGATTAGGAATGTTGGTGTATACCCCCTTAATGCATCCTCAGATGTTGCTACAGCAATAATCTTAGAACCATTAGGTAATTCAACCTCAATTTGAGAATCTTTTACAAAGATACTTTTCTTCTCTTTATCTTTATCACCATAATATTCATTACCCCATACCCATCTAGGTAATTGGTTAACATAGTCTTTTATCCCTTTTAAGAACTTCTTAGCCAATGTTAACTTATTGGCGATAACAATTATCGTCTCAGGGTTTTTAGGGTCAGCAAATCCAATCTTTATAGCACAATAACCTTGTGTGGTTGTTGATATACCAGCTTGTCGTGGTTTAGTTACTAAATTAAATCTATGATTCTCATATGCTCTAACAATTTCTTTCTGTCTAACAAAAAGTTTAAACGGAACAAAACCCTCTTGCGTTTTATCAAATGTCTGTAAATAGGTCTCAATCGCATAGATTGGGTTATCTAGACACTTCGCATACTCCTCAAATATTTCTACTGCTGTTAGCATAAGTTTTTATTAATAAATATGTAAATACTAGTAAAAACAAAAAAACCATCAATTATTGATGGTCTTATTTAAGTTTATTCAAAATCTTCAGCTTCAAAATGGGTGTCGTTTAGTTCTCTAATCTGTTCTTCCATTTCAAGTTCTTGTTTGACATGCGAAAGTATTTCTAATATTACATGCTTACCATGTTTAGTTTTACCTAACACTTCTCTTAAATCATGTAAAAATTCTACAGCTGGTTTCTTAATAAATTCAGCAAATATCAAATGCTTTACATTCATATTTTTTCTAGGAATATTCTCACAGAATCTATCCCACATCTTAGGACCAATTCTTTCATCCCATGGTTTAGCACCATCATAATCAGCATTATTAATAGCGTACTCTAATAATTTAGGGTTATTTGGAATACCATG